TATACGATGTAGCAAATGAACCTTGCTCTAACTGGGCGCCCCAGATAAATACACCGCTATAGCCATTACCAACAACTGAGTTACTTGTACCGTTTGTTGAGCTACCAAACTGAGTAACCAAACTTGTAGCTGTGTTGCTAGTGCCTGTAATGTTGCATCTGTACCAACCATTACCAACTGCTGTAGGTGTAGTTGCAGACAAAGCAGTAAACGCAGTACCAATACCAGCAACAGCAGTAGAAATAGCACCAGTAGTTAGATTGAAATAAACTATAGCCCCATTACCAGCACCATCAGATATTTGTAACCACGAATAGGTATATTGATTAGCTTTAAAGTAAACCGTTGATGTATAAGCTAAAGCTGATGCAGCTTTAGTAACTGTTTGTGCAATCGCTTGTAACCCTGTTGATGTGTTACTTACTAAGTTAAACGCTGTCTGCGTACCATCTGGCGCAACAGTCGCTGCCGCTGTTAAAGTAGCATTGGTTAGTGTCCAAATTGCATTAGAGAAAGTATTACTATAAGTCAATAAATTAGTCCTAGCCTCCTCAATCAACAAACCCAGTGCTTGCCCAGTAGTAGGGTTATAGTCTAGTCTAGGTACACCAGCAGGAGCAGTCATTAGCTGTGGTATGTAGTTGGTGATAGCTGCGGTGGTTGTTATATTAGCAGCCGTCACACTACTTCTATTTTCTAATTGTGAACTAAAAATATTAACCACATCCCCTGAAACTGCTAACTGTAGTCCTATAGTATGTGAAGCCGCAGTCGGTGTTGCTGTAACGGAATATCTAGCCCATGAACCTGTAATAGTTTGAGCAGTAAGTGTTGTGCCATCAAGTGTTAAGTTAACTGCGCCTGTGCCTGTTACACGTTGAATATAAAAACTCAAAGTATAAGGTGTTGCTGTCGTTGTTAGTGTTTGATATAGAGTAGCTGTAGCACTCGTAGCCGTAAAACTAAAAGCTGTTGTAGTGCCAGCAGGGTCAGTCATGCCCGATGCTACAGTCCCGTTAGTCGCTACCCATGCAGCATTAGAAAAAGTATTAGAATACAACAACAAATTCTGCTCAGCTAATGCAGTAGTCTTACCGTCATAGTATGTCGCTGTGGTAGTACGCACAAAAGTAATTCTTGGGTCTACCTGATTACTATTAACAAAGTCTAAGTTTAATGTCGGCTTAACGGTAGGGTAAGCATAGGGAGCAGCTAGTACCGTAGATTCCGCAGGGCCAACACACCATACATTCTTAGTACCAGCCCCAAAGGTAACAGCATTATTGCTATTGCTTGATGCGTAAGTCGATACAACAGTCAATGTTGGGCCAGTAGTGGAGTATGTTGCTAAAACAACTGTCCAGTTAGTGCCTGATTGATCTGATATACGAAAGTATGAGGTATTAGTATTACCAATACCAGCCATTGACTGAGAACCACTTGCCGCACCTGCTAAGGTAAACGTAGTAGGCCCTGTGCTGGTAGTGGTTTCCCATGCGTTATCTATTACGACCAAAGTCATGATTTATCCTTACGCTACTTCAGACTGTCTAAAATAACGGCTATGTAATTCACCATTAGCATCTGTGTATTCAACCAATACAAAAACATCACCTGTATCTTGATCTAATGCAAATCCTGCTACTGTGCCAGCAAATGGAGTAGGTAATATTTGTACAACTTCTTGACCTTTAGTAAACATTGTCTAATCCTTATAAACTTAGAGAATAAGAAACCTGAACCACGTTAGCTAAGTTAACGGGTTGGTCGCCACCTGTAAATAAACCAGCTGATAATAAAGTACCTGCTGTACTCATTAAAGTAGATACAGCGCCTGTGCCAAATACGATGAAGGCCCCTTTTAATGTGCCTGCACCGGTCATGGTAAAACTGATAGATGAAGTTGGAGCGATTGAACCGGCGGCCGCTGTGCCAAATGGACAAGCAACACGCGCGGCAAACGTTGGAGCATTAGTTGATCCGGCTTCTGTCCAACCCGCATGAGATGCCATCGTATCCGCTGCGGCTGTTGCAGACCAAGAAATTGAAGAAATTAGCCCCATATACGGGCCTGTGACAGAATAGGCAGAACCGGCTAACGCGGCCTGTAAAATCTGATTTTTTCCTAACGTACAAACTACGTTATCAAAAGTATCTTCCCATAATAAGGGTCCACCTTCGTATTCATAACATTTTGCAGTATAAACGCCCTCAGCATGAGATAACTCGCCCATACCTGAAGCTAAAGATACACCTATATTGACGCCTTCAATGGCGTTTAATTGATCTTTCATATAATGTCTCCCGACATGATTTTAAAAAGCTATTTAATAAAGCTTATAGCAGTATAGTTGCTTAGGTTCACTCATTTTTAACAAGTCTATTTTTTATTATTACGGCTCAGCAAACCTGCCAATTTTCTTTAAATATTGTTGTTTCTTTGATAAATACAAACCATTTTCAGTATGCTTATTAGCCCCTTTTCTAGCTTTCATACTTCTAAATAAAGACATCTTGGTAATACGGGCAGAAGCTGGTACTTCTTCGTTAAAATCTTTAATGTCCTCATTAAATAAACGCGTCCGCTCTTCTGCATCAGCCGATAAATAGCGTTTAACCAAATGTTGTTTTTCCATATCCAGTTTATCGCGCTCTTTTGTAATGGCGCTATTAGCATCATTTGCATTAGCAATCACGGTAGGATTAAAACCTAGCATTTTTTGCGCAATCTCATTGACTGTTAAATCACGACCCACAATCTTATCGCCCTTAATAGTTTCAACTCCGTGCGTCGCTAAACGCTCAGCCGCTATTAGATTTGACACCGCCCGTGGTGTCATAGCTTCCAGCGCCCTACCCGACTCACCATCGGCCCATAATTTAGATGCCATAAAGATATTAGCTATTTGAGAAGCAACAGGCCCCATTAATGTATTTGATATCGCATTAAACTCATCACGCCCTTCTAGCTCTTTGTTTTGTGGCTGATACCAAAGGTGATTCATAGCGGTTCTGCCGGATATATCCCCAATCGGTAATAAACGTGCAGGGCCTTTGGTAATAAATTCTGCCACCGTTTGATTAAAGTTATCCGTTAACCAGTTTCTAAACTCTGTTTCTAGTTCATCGTCATCATCTGCACCAAGACCAGCCAACAGTGTTTGAAATACTGCCATACCTAATATGGCACCCGCCACACTGCCGGATGCCCCCTTGTATTTAAACCCGGCTACACCACCAATACCAGCAAACGCCTCGATGCCAATCGGCATACCAAATAATCCCGAAGTCGCAAAACTCATTGCCATCGTAACCGCTAAAGTTTTACGAGCTTGTAAACGTTCCTCAGAAGGTAATTTAGATAAAGATAGCGCCGCATTACGACCAATGTACCAAGATGTATTTAACGCATAGGCTTTAAACAAGGTTAAAACGCGAGCTGTATTACCCATCATGAAACGTGATCGATTACCTTGTCCGTAGTCGAATTGAGTATCATCAATCGCTTTGACGGTATAAGCTAACGCTTTTTCATAATCTCCACCATTTTTAGTGTATTCCAACTCAAACGCCGCAACCCCCATGACTTGACGGTTTAAAGCTTCAGCCACATGGAAGAAATAACCTGATTTCTTAGCAACCTGACCAAACACACGGGTGACGGCATTGGTACTGTAAGACGGGTTTTGACCGGCTGAGATAGAGTCATGCGTTTGATTAAGATCAATTTTGCCAATGTCGTGTAAGCGCTGTAAGGCTTCTTTTGTTTTAGCATTGATTTTAGGATTTTTCATCAAATCAAAACCTGAGCTCTTATTAAGTACATCTGGATTAAGCAATAATTTATAGGCTTTAGAAATTGCGATAGATGAGGCGTTAAACCCATGCCTTCCTGCTAATTCAGGCAAGCCAATAGCCGCCACTTGCAACATATTTACCCCTGCAGAAGCTACATTAAAGCCTAGCGCCCCCATAAACCCTAAGCTTGTTAAAGTCTGCGCCCATGGCTGGATGCTCGTTGTTTTCAAGGCTTTTTCACGCTTAGTAAACTCATTCATGATCGAATCTAAGAAATCAGAGTTTCTAAGGCCTAAGGCTTTAATAGCTTTTCTGCCATCCTGTAAGGTTTCGGCTATTTGATGATCATAACCAATCGACGCTAAGCCTTTTGCGGTACTGTTACGAGTATTTGCATAAGCACGTAAGGTATCGGCAGATTCGCCAAGCGTACCCTTTCTATGAATAAAATGTTTACGAAATGAACTATCTGGCAAGGCTTTAATTAACTCTTGGTTAAACGCATCCAGCATGTCATTAACATTGCCAGCTATTTTGTTACTTTGTCCTTTGACAAGATTATCTCTGATATTTTCAATGGTATTGGTTGCAAGGGCCGCAATGGTATGAGCTGCATTGCCATTGGCTACATCGGCATCATATTCAGCTTTTAACTGCGATCTTACTTGGTTATAACCCTGTGCCTCCATTTTTGCCATGAGTTTATCTCTGGCGCCATTCGACTCAACAAAGCTCGTCACCAACTCTCCATCGGGATTAATACCAGTGACCACAATTTTACCGAAACGAGCTAATGGAAAATAAACCCCTTTGCTTAATGCTTTATCAAAGTGCGCTTTAATATCAGCGATTACCGCCGCTTTAGTCTGGCTATCAATCGGGAAACGGTCCAGATTCTTAATTAAGGCTTTTTGAGTAGCTTTTAAATCGGTACGGTAATCATCCCTCATCTTAATATAAACGGCTCGTTGCGCCTCATTCATAGCTTGATAAGCGTCGTAGACTTCTCTTTCTTGCTCGGTCATCGCCTGATTAGGTTTTGCCTCAGCCGGATCAAAGTTATCAAGATTAGTTGCCATACTTTGCACTCGCGACAACTCCATCATCATGCGCCTAGCTTTGGCGTAATCCACCACCCAGCCATTAGGTTTTCTAGCGGCTTCTTTGATCTTATTACTCATTTCATCGTAAGCCACTGCTACTTGTTGTTCGCGCTGATGTGTCGCATTATCTTTTGCCTGTGAAAGTAATTTGTAATTCATCATTTCAGGCACGTCTTTAGCGATAAAATCAATCAACTGGTTACGGGTAAATAAGCCCCCTAACCAATCCAAACTAGGATTGCCGGCTACTTTGGTGAAGATATCCTTAATGGCCTTATTATCTGAGTCGGTATTGGCAGGTGTTGAACGACTGAATTTAATACCGTTATCATTTGAATTGTCATCTTGTTGTGGTATAGTTTTATCAAGCCCACCAGCGTGGGGGAGTTGTGTCGTAGAGGGAATGGTGGTTCCCCGCTCTACGGGTCGTGGTTCTTGAATCAACTCCCCCGAATTAATTTCATTAGTAAACTGTAAACTATCTGGCGCAGACCTAAGCGCACTGGTTGCCATGTTGCGTAATTCTTGCTCGGTTAACTTATTAGCCCAATGCGAGAATAAAAACTTATCCTTACCTACCAAAGTATTGCCGATTGCTCTAACTAATTGCCTAAAAGCTTCAAGTATCTTTTGACCAAGACTGGAGTTATGATTATTTTCGATGAAATACGCTAAAGCCTCCTCGAGCTTGTCCTCTGCCTTGGTATCAGCAAGCACTCTATCAAAAGCCTCTTGTACATTAGGGTTTGTTGCTTTCATCGCTTCAAAGCGTTTTAGCAATGACTTGAACGCTTCTTTAGTTTTACCTAAATGCAACGCATGTACAGCAATTTCATGTGCAACTAAACCAGCGAGTGCTTTAGAATTTGCATCTTTGCTGATGTTGTCATGTACAAAGTAGCTGGTGTCATCATTGGAGTTATAAAAACCCTTAGAATCCGCTGCTTTATTACCCGCTATTTTTATAGCTTCCTCACGACTAATAATTTTAAATTTGCCGGTATCCATGAGGCGCTGAGTCCAGCCATTACCAAATGCTTTATCTAGGGCTTTAGTTATGGCGTCATGTAAAGTCGATTTTGTATGTGGGTTGGTGACGGGTTCAGATGCTTTTGAGTTTAATGGATTATTTTGTTGCGCACGGTACTTGACAAGGTTCTTCTCTGTAAGTATCTTAGTTTTAGAGCCGGGCAAATTTTGCAAGACCCTGGATAATTGCAATCCAGACGTTGCTAGAAATTCTCGGCTTTTTTGTGTGTCAATATATCTGGTAAGCCCTTGATGAACCCAGCTCCTTGTGGGTGGGTTTCCTTTAGCATCATAAGCATTTGATAAAATGTGAACATCTAATTGGTTTTGCTTAGCATTAGGAACAACAATAATTCTAACGGGAGCATCATTAACTTTATCAGGTGCTATAAATACTAAACTTCCTTTTACAGTATCAGAATCAAATACTGCCGCAGGGTTACTTAACCATTCAGGAATTTTTTTCCAATCTTCCTTGGTTAATCCATGATTAAATCTGCCCTCTATAACTTTCCCTTCAGCAAGTTTTACTGGTAAGTTTTTATACCCAAGCATCCCCAACATATCAGAATTATCTAATACCGTTACCCCTTCACGATTTGCAGTATCCCCGTTAAATAATGCATCAATCCTATTGTCATAAGCCTCTTGCGTTGACTGACTGCGGCTAAATAAAATGGTGCCATTATCTGTTTCACGAGTTTTTAGGGTATTAAATAATTTGTCATACGCTTTATTGACCGCATCCATTTCAGATTGCAGTGGAAACGGGTAATCGCTCTCTTCTATCTTGGCTTCTGACTCCATGACGGGTTCAGGAATAATATTGGCCAAATAATCATTTGAGTAACCTTGATCTTCCAGTTTGCCAATCACATAGCGCTCAAAAGAACGGGCTGTCATTTCCATTACTGTTGACCAATAATCTTTTGCCCTATTTTTATCTATCATGGCAGAACGCTTAGCTAACTGCGTTTCTTTTTTAATAGCCTCAGTAATGCCTGTCCATGCTTGATAAACTTCTTGTCTAACTTGGTATGGATTTCGACCAGAATAAGCCTCGGTTAAATAACCTGACTTTTCTTGTTTGCCAAAATAATTATCTACCGCATGCCACCATTCATGCGCAAGACTACCCGCGCCGTTCATTTTTGTGAGATTAATAACAACCTGTCCGGGTTCATAATGAGCAGCTGCCGGATCAACGCCGCCAGATCCTCTAGCGCCAAAAGCCAACCCTAATTCACCATTCAAACCAATAGCTTTAGGAGGGATATTTAATACGCCCGCTAAATCCATTAAGCCATCATAAGCATTGTTTAAATCTTGTTGCCTGCGGTCATTGTTAACCCAGTTGCCAAACTGCACACCTCTAAAACCAAAAGCATCGCCAAACTCTAACGGGGTTACATTTCTGCCATTACGATAGTCTTTGCCTACACGTTCATTGTTTTCGGCACGTCTAACATCTTTAGTTTGTTTCTTTTCTTTAAGTTGCTCGACTAATTCCGCGTTATGCTCAGATACATATTGCCTAGCCTCTTTTAACGTAGGTAGATTTTTTAAAACAATAAACTTGTTAGTGGCTATCTTTTTACCAACAAAAACCCCTTCTTCACCGCGTTGTGTCCATATATCAAACTTGGCCAATACGGGTTCATTAGTTTCACCTTCTTCTTTTGTAGAGGTAACTTGATCTCTTATATAGGCAAGAGCATCTTCTTTGGTATCGAAATGTTTAGTTTTTGACCAATAATCTATATTGCCTTTAATGTTAGGTGCTGTGACCTCCCATTTAGTAACATCCTTTTTCCCTTCATATAACCCCCAAAATCTTTTAGCTAATCTAAAATTACCTAACTCTTTTATGCGACTTGGATTTATTTGATCTGCTATTTTCAGCATATCAGGCAAGTATTCAAAGTTACTGATATTTCGAGCCTGATTAATAACCTCATCCACTGAGATTTTATTATTTAGCAAATCATTGGCAAACTCTCTGATCATTGAGACCTGCTCAGACCATCGTTTTACTTTGTATCCTTTTTGGGGTTTAGTTGGGATTTCAGCTCGCATCACAGCAACCATTGTTGCGGTCTGTGGGCTAACGCCACTTTCCACCAACTTCTCATAATCAGGCTGTGGAAATGATTTTGATAATGGCACAGCGGATACATCAACATCATCACTCAGCGCTTCTTTGAGTGTGTAGGTAAACTTTTTGGCGCCTTCTAGTTTTTCACCAACGTCTTGAATATTCTCATTAGCTTTATCCGCTAAGACCTTGCCTTTTTGGGTGACATTGCCAGACGTTACCGTATCGTTTTGCCCTAAATTTGCTAATGGGTTACCGCCAAATAGATCATTAGTACCATACGTTCCCAGCATTTCATCGGCCAAGCTATCAACACTTTTATCCGCCTCGGCTTTTTGCTTTGCTTTTAATTCGGCTTCGGCTTCTTTTCTGTCTCGCTCGGCTTGGTCTCGCTCGTGTTTTGCGAGTTCTGATTCTGTATATCCTTGGAGTATTTCTCCTTCAGGTAAAGTAACGCCTTGTGCAGGTCTTTTTTCTTCATTAGTAATTCCCAGCCAATCTTCAAAATCATTAAGTGAAATATTTGAACCCTTAACATCAAAAGGAATCGAATCATCGAATTGATCTAATGCTTCTTCGATATCATTAAGTGTAAGCATTCCATTATCAAGAGCCCGCTCAAGATGGTCAACAATCATATCTTGAGTATGCGTTAATCCTGTATCGCTTTTATAACTGCCTTGCTCCTCATCACTAACAGCCATATCATGCAGGCTTTCAAGTATAGCAATTTGTTTTGCTTTTAGCTTTTTTCCGGCCTTGTAATCATTTACCGCTTGTTTTACTTCTTTAACTGATGGTGTTGAAGCATAAAGCGCCCCATCGGGCTTATAAATCTGAAATTTACCATCTTTAAACCATTCAGGATTAAGTGACGGTGTTCTACCATTAATTTTCCCATATTCATCATAAGTAAACGCCGACCCGCCGCCCTCAATTAAATCATTTGCGTAAGCCTCAATAGCAGGATGATATTTTTCTGAATCAGTTGTATTTTCAGGCGAAGAGATTAAAGTATTGCTAGTTTCTTTCTGTTTGGCGCTCTTTCCATCATCACTGGCTTTATGATGTTGTGAATGTACGGCAGGCTGTATGCCAGAATCAGCGGGCTGTGATTGCGTAGCATCCAAAGTAAGGCTATCACCATCAGGATTTGAGGTATCTGAATTTTCGTTATTTTTAGGCTTCCAGTCACGAATAGCTTTTAATCTTTCGTCTGAATCCTTTATTTTATGGGTGTCATCAACTAACACATCCAGTTCATTATCCGATAGATCGGGCCTAACAAAACCGGGATAGTCGATAAGCACTTTAGCGGGCACAGTCTTGCCATCAGCAACCGCTTTTTTTATAGCTTCCGCATGAAGTTGTCTTTTGTATTGTTGCTGTTTTTTATGGCCTTCAATATCTGAAGCGCTTTTTTGCCATGTAGGGCCGTCAGTTAACCCTAGCTCTTCATCTGTTTTAGCCCATTCTGGGGTTGTATCGTCATTACTATGTATACGGGTATTATTTTGTTTAGGATTTTCTTTTCCTCTTTTCTTGCCCACTACTTCTTTTACAGGATATTTAAGTTTTTCAGCATGCTGATATAGGCTATCCGTCACTTCTTTAGGAATTGTTTTTCCTTCATCAATGGCTTTTTGAATAGCTTTTATGTGAGTGGAGGTATCATTAGCCCATACCCGTTTTGCCGATTCAAGATTCTTTTTGCGCTTAATAAGTTGGTTTCCAACAAACTCATGCGCTGAGCCATACGTATATCCTCTACCATTAAGAAATCGCGTAAACTTTCCATCTGGCGCGATCTTATGCTCTACCTTGGCTGTTTCTTTAGCAATTAAGGCATCATAACCGTTGCCTTTATTTCGTAGGGTAGCAAGGTCTTTATTTACGTTAGCCAGTGATTCTATTCGGCCCGTTTCGTGCTCTTGGTCTTTTTGCTTAGCATATTCATTAGACGTCATTTCCCAAGGTTGCTTGGTAGCTTCAGACGCAATCGTATTTGCTTGATCGTTGCTTGATGAATTAGACGATTCTGACGCATTTCCTACGGATTCTGTGGCTTCGGTGTTTGATGATTGCTTGATTGGTGAAGCCATTTTCTCATCGGCCCCAGTTTTGCCTTGTAATTGTTCCCGTAATACCGGCGATTCCTTAGTTTGCAATTCACTCGTTGACGAGCTCTGTGATGAATTAAATACGTCACTATTCGCGGGAACTTGTACTTGTTCTGAAATATTCTCACTGTTTAAACTCCCATGGTTAATATCAGTTCTTAGAATAGGTGTAGGCAAACGCTTACCAGAGATAACAGAAAATTTAGGCATCCGATCTTGATCACCGGCCAAATCTGTTTTTAAAACATGAAATGCTTTACCATTATGGTCAGTTACCTTTACAAAAGGACTTTCTTCTTTACCATTATTTCCAATTTCTCTTACAAAAGAACTTTCTTTTCCGCTTTCTTCTTTCTTCGCTTCATTCGTTGTTTGGCTGGACTGGTCATCTATTTTCTCGTTTAAAAGGGTTTCATTCGGTTTTTCGACATTTTTTGTCAAATCACCGGCTTTATTTTCTGTTGATGGCAATTTAAGCGCATCATCGGTTTGCCATTCCTCACCATGCTTATCAACGTAAATATTATTTTCAACATGCTTAACAAGCGTTCCGTCATTTAACGTGTGCGTTGGATTAAAACTTCCAACATCCTGTTGATCACGTTGTCCAAGTGTCGATTCCGATTGTTGAGTAGCATCATTAGGCTTTGATTGATTNTCGCTTGATACGCTGTCATTGGTTAGTTTTCCTGTAGTTGCTTGATCAGTTGTTGTATTTTCTGAGCTTGCAGTTGTATCTGCGTTTCCAGACTTTGAATCTGCGACTGCATCAGTAGGGTTGAGTTCTGAAGTGACTCGAGTATTTGTTTTTGTAACAGGATTTCTTGTGGGTTTAACATTGAGCTTTTCTTGTAAGGCATAATAGGTATCTAAGAGGTTTTCATGGGTACGCTCTTGTACTGGAATTTTTGTTATAGCCGATAAATAATCAAGTGCCTGCTGGTCGGTTGCGCCATTTGCTTTAAAGCCATCTATCAACTCTTTTTTATTAAGCGAGGTTCCATCGGCTGTAAAAACTAACTCAGGTATTCCAATAACAGGTTTTGGCTTACCATTAAGCGCCATATACGTTTCTTTACGCGCCTTTGCTTCATCGCCATGCTCGTTAAGTCTATCTTGATAAAATTCATGCGCACTAATCTGTGAGCCGTCATTAAAAACAATCGTGTCTTTTGGCATGCTACGATTGGTATTTTGCTCAATCTTTAAACTAGGTGCAGGCAATGCTAATTGATCTTTATTTCCCAAGTCCAATGTATCATCTGTTTTCTTGTCTACCTCAGTCCGGGCTTTACTACCTCCTATTCCACCAAATAATCCCATGACGCCGCCAGCAATACCCCCCTGTACACCGGCATTTAACACGCCTTCGTTGATGTCTTGATTGGGATCAACATAGTCTCGCTTAGCTTCGTTTTGAACGCGTTGCTCCCAAGCTGACTGAGGCAATTCTTGCCCTAATCCTTCTAACGCAAAACCTTTAGCGGCCGTTTTTAAAGGCCCATCTTCTGCAGCAAGTAATGAATGACCGGTGGCTTTGCCACGCATCATGCCAAATACGCCGCCACCCGTAGCCATTGAAATTAAACCGGTACGCACGGCAGTCTTAGCAAATACATCATCGCCCGCTTTAGACGCTAGAATATCTCTGGTTTGATTTAGCCGTTCTTCTGGCGGTAAAGAGGGGTCTGTTTCGTTATGATAGGTATCAGCAAAGATAGGATGCTCTGCGAGTTTATTAATGTCGGTATTGCGTATTTCATTTTGAACCTGCGCGGCATTACTAGCACCCGAATAAATGCCTTCTGAAGCGCCAAAACCAACCCCAGAACCGATAGTCGTATCCAATCCTGCCGCCAACCCTTTACCTAATGCGCCGGAACTTGCTATCTTGGCCAGTTTGTCGCCTACACCTAAAGCCTTAGAGCCCATTGTTGCTACTTTAGCTAATGGCGCACCTAACGCCGCCATAGGTGCCATCGCAGGAACAGAACCCATAACATCTTGAGACAGTGTGCCTAAGTTATAGCCACCATAATTGCCATTTTCATCAATAATGGTTTTTTTAGCATCTTCCTGCGCCTGCTGAGATTGCCTAGCTGTTAACGTATTTTGGACGTCTTGACTCGATTTCTGAAGCGCTTGTCCCCAGTCTTTTGCGCCTGCAGCTTCCAGTCCATAACCAACCGAACCGCCAACATCAGCAACTCCTTTTAAAAGTGGAATAGTGCCATAACTTCTAATAGCACCCGCTTCATCATTAGACGCTTCTGGTTGCATAGCTGAAGTATCAAAACCATGTGTTTTAGCGTGGTCGATGATGTCTTTGTCAGACATATCAGCAAATGCGGGAATTTCTCGAACTTGTTTTAAAGTTAGCGCGGTTAATGCCATTTATGTGTCTCCCGACAGTTGGCTTATTTATAGACTTTAGTTTATTTATCTATTTATAGAATCTTGTTTAGCTATTTCTTCAGGAGTTAAAAATAAACCTCTTAACCCACTCTTTCTATTTTTAGCCTGATTGCTGTACATTTCATTTTGCTTAGCAACAGCTTCATCTCTTGATAAGGGCTGTGTTGCTTGTGTGCTGTTTAAAGGTTGTGTTGCCTGTAAACCATTAATAATGTTTTGCACTTGCGGGCTATTTGCTGGCTGGCTAGATCCTGAAGGCTGCTTAGTAGCCGCCAATGCCGCTTGCGTTGCTAACGTGTCATAATTTGCTTTGGTTTTCATTAAATCAACTGGATCTACTACCTCCCCGTTACCTGTTACCCCTACATCCCTAGTCTCCCCAGTTGGAACACCTTTATCATCAGTTATAGGAATCTGCATAATTTTCATATCAGATTTTTCAGTTTTAGAAACAAGCGCAGGCTTAAAATTATTCCATGCTTGTTTCCATTGAGAACTCTGAAGCGCATCAAATATTTTAGCGTTATCAATAAGCCCCCCTGTTAATTCATTGCCTCTGTGTCTCACAGGAGATCCATCAGGATTTGTAATGATTTGAGGTTTTCCATTTTTATCAAGTGTTGAGTAAGTATAAAATATACCGTCATCGCCTTTAAATTCAGGCGCTCCTATGTGGGAATGTATGGCGGTAATTTCTTGTTTCTTTCCTGTTAATCTATTTATTTCTGGTTCCAAAATATGATTAACTGATTTAAATTGATCCGGCGCTTGGTCAGCTGTCATGACCATATTAGTTGGTTTACCATTTGGATGGAAATCATTGAGTAGATTCGCAGTATTGCTTAAATGCCTAGCATACGCATCCGAATCCATCATGGAGTTAATGTCAATGCCTGCGTTTTTGGCATGAGTTACAAAGTCTTTCATTTGTTCAGGAGTTTCAGGCAGATTAGTAAACCCACCATCAGGCCCTTGGTGATTAATTTTGAAATAATTAATTGAATTAGCAAAAGCATTTTCTTGCTTAAGCTGCTTTAACTTTTCTTCACTTACTGATTGTTCAAATTTATGTGCCGCAATAGCGGCTCTAGCAGTTGCCGCGCCATTGGCAGCATTTTGTTTAGCCGCACCCAACATGCCTATTTGATAGGTGTTATCGTTTTTTTCTTTGTCTGCTTGAGTATCGGCTTGTTGTTGCTGAATTTTTTCTAAAGCACCTTGATGCCTTGCCGTTTCTTTTCTTTGTAATTCTTGCAAGCCATAAGTCTTATCAAATTGATCAGCAGACGCTTTATCCTGTCTATCTTCCCTATCAATCAGTTGCTGTTTTAATTTATTCTCATGTTGATGCTGTAAAGTAGCGTCCATCAAGCCATAACCACTGGCAAAACCTTCGGCAAATCCTGTCATAATTTGTTTCCTTATTTAAATAAAGAGTAAGCAAGCATGCCGGCGGCTAATGCCCACCCAGCAAAAGGCACCGCAGCCGCTGCGGCCTCTCCTAGCCCTAACTCGGCCGCTCCTGCTCCTGCCGCTTCGGTTGCTCCAGTAGCGGCGGCATCAGTTGCTCCAGTAGCGGCGGCATCAGTTGCTCCAGTAGCGGCGGCATCAGTTGCTCCAGTAGCCGCAACATCTGCGCCACCTTCAAATG